AGAAAAACAACTAGATCATGTATAGCTTTTGCACAAGATGGAATCGCACTTGCTGTTGGCAAAGATGTCAATGCAAGAATAGACGAAAGAAGCGACAAATCTTATGCTACTCAAGTGTACTACTGCATGAGCATTGGTGCTACTAGAATGGAAGAAGCTAAAGTTGTTGAAGTACAATGTACAGAATCATAATATTAATAGGAGGATATAATTATGACAACTAAAAATACAGACCTGGTATCAAATTTCGAAGCGACTCCACCAGTTCTTAATAGCGCAGCTGAATTAGCTGGTGTTGTTAGAACTGCACATGGATCGGTAGAACTTGCTGCTGGAGATAGTACAGACAATGACATTGTTATGTTAGCACCTATTCCTAGTAATGCAGCTGTGCCACAATTATTTATTGGCTCAGACACATTCGGTGGTTCGTGTACATTCAATGTTGGTATATACAAAACTGATGGAACAGTTAAAGACGAAGATGCGTTTGCAACTTCAGTAGCTGATGCTGCTGGAATGACAGATGTTCGTTTTGAAGCTGCTGACCTAAACACAGGTTCTCAAAAACTTTGGGAATTAGCTGGTGATAGTTCAGACCCAGGAGGTTACTTCTATATTGCGATTACTTTTGACGCAACTGGCGGTACTGCTGGAACATTAAATTGGAATATTAATTACGTAGTTAATTAATATATAATTAAGATAGGGGAGAAATCCCCTATCTTTTAAATAGATTTTGGATTATAAATTATTATGGCATCAATAGTAGACATTTGTAATGGAGCATTAAATCAATTAGGTGCAACAACTATTCTTTCACTTACGGAAGATTCAAAAAATGCAAGACTATGTAATGCTAGATATACTCAAGTAAGAGATGCTCTTTTTAGATCACACCCTTGGAATTGTTTACAAAAAAGAATAGAGATTGCAGCAGACACAGATACACCTGCTTGGGGATTTAGTTCTCAATATACCTTACCTGCAGACTGTTTAAGATTATTAAGAATATTAGATTATGATTCTAATCATAAAGTAGAAGGTAGAAAAATTTTAAGTAATGCTTCTTCAATGAAAATTTTATATGTAGCAAGAATTACAGACCCCAATGAATACGATGAATTATTAAGAGAAACTTTATCATCTGCATTAGCAGCAGATATAGCATACGGAGTTACATCTTCAAATCCTGTAACTAAAAATATGTATGAGTTGTTTCAAGATAAATTAAGAGATGCTAGGTTTGTAGATGCAACTGAAGGTCAAAATACATCACCTGATCTCGGTATGACAGACGAAATAGAATCTAGTACCTTTATTAACTCAAGGTATTAACACATGGCACGAGTTGCAGCACAGCTGACCAACTTTACAGGTGGAGAACTTTCACCACGTTTAGATGGTCGTAATGATCTAACAAAGTATTCATCAAGTTGTAAACGATTAGAAAATTTTATTGTTTACCCACATGGTGCGGCAGCAAGAAGATCAGGTACTACTTTTGTAGCTGAAGTAGCAAGTAGTGCTAACAAAACAAGATTAATCCCTTTTGAATTTTCTACAACTCAAACGTATATGCTTGAGTTTTCTAATCTTAAAATAAGAGTTTATAAAGATGATGGTTCTGTTTTAGAAGGCGACAAAACTATTACTGGTATTACTCAAGCTAATCCTGCTGTAGTAACTGCTAGTTCACATGGTTATGAAAATGGTGATGAAGTTGTTATTACTGGTGTTTCAGGTATGACAGAAGTGAATGGTAAAAGATTTTTAGTTGCAGATAAAACAACCAATACATTTGAACTACAAGATAAAGATGCAGTAGATATAAATAGTACAGGATTTACTGCTTATAGTTCTGGTGGTGTATCTAATAAAGTTTTTGAAATTACAACACCTTACACAACTGCACAACTTTTTGATTTAAAATTTGCACAATCAGCAGACGTGATGTATATTACTCATCCTTCACACGAAGTAGAAAAATTATCTCGTACTGGTCATACCTCTTGGACATTAACAGATGTAGATTTTACTAAAGGACCAATGCAAGATGCTAATACAACAGACACAACTTTAAACCCTGGAGCTACAGCAATCGGAACTGGTGTATCATTAGCAGCTTCTGCAGTAACTGGTATTAATAGTGGATCAGGATTTCAATCAACAGATGTTGGAAGATTTGTTTTTCTTCATGGTGGCTATGGAAAAATAACTGCAGTAACAAATACAACAAATGCAACCATTTCAATTCTTTCAACATTAAGTGCTTCAACTGCTACAGCAGATTGGAGACTAGGAGCTTTTTCAGACACAACAGGACATCCTTCTTGCGTTACTTTTTTTGAACAACGATTAGTATTTGCTGGAACAACTGAACAACCACAAACTATTTTTTTTTCAAAGTCAGGTGATTATGAAAATATGGATGCCAACATTGGTGGCACAATAGCAGATGACGATGCAATTATTTATACTATAGCATCAAACCAAGTTAATGCTATTAGGTTTATGACTGCTACAAGAACTTTAATTATTGGTACAGCAGGTGGTGAGTTTACAGTATCAGGAGGTGGTACAGATAGTGCTATTACACCAACAAATATATTAATTAAAAAACAATCTAACCATGGTGCAGCTAATGTAGATTCTATTGCAGTAGGTAACGTAACTTTATTTCTTCAACGTGCTAAAAGAAAAATTAGAGAGTTAGCTTATAACTTTGATGTTGATGGTTACATTGCACCTGACATGACAATACTTGCAGAACATATTACTGAAGGTGGAATAACACAATTAGCTTATCAGCAAGAGCCTAATCAAATTGTTTGGGGAGTTAGAAATGATGGTGAGCTTATAGGTTTAACTTATCAAAGAGAACAACAAGTTACAGCTTGGCACAGACATATTTTTGGTGGTCGATTTGGTAATGCTACAATTACAGTTACTGATTTTGCAAACATAGCTGATGGCACAAGAATAGTTTTAACAAAAGCAGATGGTACAACAACAACCTTTACATCCGCTACATCTTCTACGACTGGTAAATTTCATACTACATCTAGTAACAACCAAACAGCAACCAATTTACAAACCTTAATAAATGCTGATTCTGATTTTACAGCAACAGTTAGTAGCAATGTCGTTACCATTACAGAAACATCACCATTGTCTACAGGATTTTTAACTATTACATCTTTAGATGATGATGTTAGATTAGCAAAAACTGATGAAGGTAAAGCAGTTTGTGAGAGCATATCAGTTATACCTACAGATGATTCTGAATATCAAACGTGGGTTATTGTTAAAAGAACAATTAATGGTGCTACAAGAAGGTTTGTAGAATTTATTAATAACTTTGATTTTACAGAAACAAATAACACAACATTTAATTTTTTAGATAGTGCTTTAGCTTATAGTGGTTCAGCTGCTACAACGATTTCAGGTTTAGATCACCTTGAAGGACAAACAGTTTCTATATTAGCAGATGGTGCAACACATCCTGATAAAACAGTAGCAAGTGGATCAGTTACACTAGATCGTTCAGCAACTAATGTTAAAATAGGTTTAGCTTATAAATCAATATTACAAACAATGAGACTAGATGCTGGTTCTCAGAACGGAACATCACAAGGTAAAACAAAAAGAATATATGAAATTACAATTAGATTATTTGAATCTATTGGTGTTGAGGTTGGAGAAACATTAGATAACATGGAAAGAATACCATTTAGAACATCATCTGACCCTATGGATGAAGGTATACCTGTATTTACTGGGGATAAAGCTGTAGAGTTTAGAGGTAATTACGATACTGATGGCTTTATCTTTGTTAGACAAACTCAACCTTTACCTTTAACAATATTATCTTTATACCCAGAGTTACAAACCAATGACTAAAAATTTATTACAAATAGTTCCTTATATCGCAACTCATGGCAAGATTATTCTTGCTAATCAAATGAATCACGTTCTTATGGATAAAGACGCACAATATGATGGAGATGCTATGCAGTTAGAACAGAATGGTTTAGCTTATACTTGTATTATTAATGATGAACCTATTGCATCTGCAGGTATGAAAATTATTTGGGATGGTGTAGCAGAAGGTTGGGTATTAGCAACAAGTAAGGTTTGGAATCATCCGCTAGTTATTGCTAGAGCCATTAAAAAAAATTTTGCAAGACTAGCCAAAGAAAATAATATAAAAAGAGTACAAACAGCTGTAAGAGCTGACTTTAAAATAGGTTTAAAGTTTGCTTCATGGCTTGGTTTACAAAACGAAGGATTGATGAAACATTATGGTTTTGATGGTTCAGATCACTTCAGATATGCGAGGATTTTTTAATGAGTTTTGTATTTGATACAATAGCAGCACAACAAGCATCAGCAATGGGTAAGTTTAATCAAGCTGTTTACAATCGTAATGCTCAAATAAAAGAACAGGAAGCAAAGGCTATTGCTCAACAAACAGAATTTGATATTCAAAGATTTGATAAAAGCTATCAACAATTAGTTGGATCAACAAAAGTTGCTGCAGCATTATCAGGTGCAGAAAGATCAGGAAGTGTATTAAATGTTTTAAGATATAATGCTGAACAAGCAGAAACAGAAAAAGACGTAATTGAATACAACTCTAACGTAGCACAATCACAAAAAATAGAAGAAGCTAACTTTGCAAGAATATCAGGACAGATAAAAAGACAAGAAGCTAGGATTGCTCAACTTGGATATTATTCAAGAGCTGGTGAAAGTTTACTAAGAATAGGTGAAGCTAAAGGAATTTTTTAATGAAGATACCTACATTCACATCAAAAGCTAGATTAACTGGAGAAGCAGCTGGTGTTACTTCAAACATACAAGTTGATCCAAGACAAAATATTGCTTCAGCATTAAGACCATTGGGTAAAGCAGTTGAAAATTATTATGTCAAAGAAAGAGCTATTGAAGATAAAGTTAATGCAGGTGAATTAAATGCTAAAGCAACAGTTGATATTTTTAAAGCAGAACAACAAGCTGAATTAAAATTAACACCTACTGCTGGTGTAAAATATTTTGAAGATGAATATGAAAAAATAAAAAATAAATATTTATCTCAAACAAATAATAAAAATGTAGCTGATCTTTTTAGTATAGGATTAGCACAAAACAAAAAAACTTATATCAATAATATTTTAAACAAAACAAGAAACAACTTAGTTATTAGCAGAGTGGGACAGGTAGAACAAAAAGTTGCATCTGATATTTTATCAGCAGTATCTTCAGGCGATCCATATTCATTTAAAACTTTATCTCAAACATCTTTAAATGCTTATCAAGGTTTAGTAAATGATGGAATTATTGGTCAGCCACAGTTTGATGAATATAAAAAAAACTTTCCAAAACTTGTAGAGATTGAACAAGTTAGATTTTTAGCACAAACAGATGCAGCAGGTGCTGCGGTTTTGTTACAAGATCAAAATAATTTTAGACAAATAACAGGAGATGATAGAAAAAAATTAATTTCAGAAGTTAGATCAAAAGCTAGATTTGATGGTGAAGTTTTAAAATTTAATAATGCTTCAGTAATCAATAAGAATTTAGAGGGTATAGTAAAAAGAATAAATGGAAGTGAATCAAACAAGGTTCATGGATTAACTGAGCAAGAACTTTTAGAATATTCTACTGGCGATGTAAAAGCTGATGAGCAAATAAAAAACTTAAATACTAAAGTCAATGAAGGTAAATTTAGTTATGATAGTAATTACAATACAAACACAACAATTATAGAAAAAATAAATTTAGGAGAAGTAACAAACGCAAAAGATCAGTTCAAACTACCAGGTGAAACAACTGCAAAAAGTATAATTGAAAGAGCAGGAGATGGTCAGATTAATGATAATGATCTTAATTTTTTATCAACATTTATAACAAGAACGTATAACAATACATTTTCAGATCAAGATAAACAATATATTCAATGGTTTAATAATCTTACACCTTTACTACAAGGTAATGTTTTTTTAAGTTATTTTGATAAAACTTATAATAATAAAGCAAGTAAACTAAGACAAGTATACTACAAAAGATATGTTGATGGTTTAAGAAACGGAGTTACTATTGAAAATTTATTATCACCCAATTCAGAAAATTATATTGCTAAAGATATAAAAAATCTTTTACCTAAAACATCTGATCTTGGGAGCATTGTGCAATCAATAGCAGAAGAAACAAAACAAAGTGAATTTCCTCCAAAATTAGAAGGTGAGACAGCTCTTGAATATGAAAAAAGAACAATGAGTCAGTAATGGATTTAGGACAAAAAGAACTTAGATTAAATGATGCAGGCTTTAGTCAAAAAGAAATAGCTGATTGGAAAAAACAAAAGATACAAAAATTAAACAATGCAGGTTTTAATAATCAAGAAGTATTAGAAGCGTTTGGCACAACAACTAATGATAAAAAAATATATCAAGATTATTTTTCAGACATAAAAAAACAAATCGTTGATGAATACGAAAGTCAAGAGATTGTTAGTCCTGAAGATGAAATGCTTTATCAGTCAAGAATAGAACAGGGTGATCCTGTATCTTTAAAAGAGATTGCAGTTGGTAAAAATTTTGATGGTGATGCAATACTGAAAAGAGGTTACGGAAAAACTTTATATGACATGACTACAAGACTTGCAAATGGAGAAGGTTTATCTGAAGCTCTTACACAACCTGAACCTGAAGATTATACATGGTTTGAAGGTTTGTTAGAAAGAGCATATACCTTGG